GTTGATCGGATCGGGCGTAAAATCGGATGGAACCGCCGATCCCAGAAATGCATTTATCGCGCTCGAAGCGGCCGTGGAGAGATCCGGGCTGTAGGTGATCTCGCCGCGCCAGGGTTGGCCCGATGCGGTCATGAGCAGGAACGGGTAGAAGACAACCTGAAACCCGCGCGACTTGAGATCGCGGACGCAACGGACGATGCTTTGGTCCGCGGGCGTTCCGCCGTAAATGAATTCGCCCGAGGATGAGGTCGGAATGGCGATGAGGCCGGTCGACCCCTGGTTGAGGCTGGAGACGCGCCAAAGATCGGCGCCGCCAACGTTCTGCTGAAACGCGCCATCAATGTAGGGCGTCGCCGGATAGACGCGGTTTGATCCGGCCGTCAGGCCATCGCAGAACCAGGCGCAGACAATGCTGACGGTCGCGCATTCGGGATGCGCGGCCTGGAGTTGATCGATCGCGTAAGAATAGTCCGTCTTTGAGCCGCCGGGCGCATAATAGGTGTTGATGGGGCTCCGCGCGGCCTCTGTGGCCCGCTGGCCGATATAGGCGACGGTATCGTAAGTGAATTCGCCGGTCGACGGCAACAGGTGGACGCCAAGTATCGAGGTCATTTCTCAGCCGTGCGTTGCGGCTGCCCATGGGTAGCCTCGGAGAGACGAACGCTTTGTTGTAGGGCGTGCCCTTAGAAGCGTAACCTCTTGACGCCGAGCGCGGCGCCGTGGCGTACAGCTTCGTCGATGGACTTGATCATCGACGACGAATTTGCTCGCATCCATTGCGCGACGGATCCGGAATCGATCGCGGAAACATGGAGGTGAGTCGTCGGCGCGATATGAACCGCGCCTTTGGGATCGGTCGCGTCATTCGACAGCATTTGCCGGAACGCGCCGGCTTCATTTGACGGCATGATCAGTTCGTTGTGATGCACCAGAGTCAACATGTCCTGAGGAACCTGCCACATTCCGATGTCGGCGGAAGCGACCGCGCCGGCCATGCCAGCCACCGCGCCGTAGGCGCCGGCAGCGGGACCGGCCGCAGCCGGGCCCATGAGCGGGGACAGGAAACCAAATACGCCGGCAAACGCCTCGGCGGCCGAAGAGAGGATCGACCGGATGATCGAGGCGCCTTGCGTTGCGAGCGACGCCGCGGCGCCAGCTTGCTCCGCGCCCGTCCTTGCGGCAACGCCTGTTGTTGTGGCGGCGGTCTTGGTCGCCTCGCCCGCGAGGTATTGCACGAGCGTCTTCTCGTTCCATTCGATGAAGTCAATAAGCAGGGTTTCCAGCGTGCTGCTGAACGCCTTGCGCCAAGTTTCGGTTCCCGAAAGCAACCCTCTCAATTGTCCATTGAAGGCGCTCGATATCGTCGTGCCGAACGTCTCGAAGTCGCGAGTCTGCGCATCCAGCGATTGTCGGTTCAAGGCGGCCTGCTGCTCGTAATAGTGGCGATCGGCGTCGAGTTCCTGACCCAGCAGCTTCCTCTTCTGTGCGACGGACATGCCGCCTATCTGGTCTTCGCTCTGCAAGAACGAAAGCTCCGCGGCGTGTTCCTGATCAAGCGCTGCCTTGGTTGCGCTCACTTTCTCAGCCATGGTGATCTGATGTTGCCGCAACTCGTCGTTTAACGCCGCCATCTTGTCCTTGAGCCCCTCCCGAACCGCGCGCATTTCTTCGCGGGTCCCGGCTTCGGCCGCGGCCACGGCTTCATCGTAAGCGGTTTGATCGCCGCGGCGCCACGCTTCCGTGGCCTGGGCGCGGCTGGCGGCAACGGTCTTCTCGAGCGATGAGACTTCCGCCAAGGAGGCGCCATAACTCGTCAATGGCGTCGCGTCGAAGGCGCGTCTCATGGCGTCGTGAATTTCGGAATACTCGGCGTTGAGTTGCTGGGACGGCGCGCCGAGAGTCGCCAGGGCGTCTCGCGCCTCGGAGATACCAGAGACGAGATCACCGATGGATGCGGAGAAGTTGACGGAAATCGTCGAGTCGGCCAAGAGGGTCTCCTCAGCGCGGGCGCGAAGCCGCGTTCGTTACAGTCGGCCGCCAGGAAACGTCACGCTGAGTTCTTTGACTGAGGGCGAACGCGGACGTTCATGTGCGGCGGCGGGTTTGCGATATTGCATGGCCGCAGCGAGTAACCAATGAACCGGCGGATGTTGTCGCCATTGATTCCGTAATGCAAGGAACCTGGGCAGTGTGAGATTATCCAGCGCCTCGTCCTAGGTCCATCCCGTGTTGGCGACGACCTCGGCGATCAGGTCGTCGAAATCGATTTTCCCTCTTCGGGCGACGCCTCCGGCGCCGCCAGGGTCTCGCGTGGCCGCAAACCGGCGGCGCGGGCGATCGAGGGGAACGCGGAAAGCAGATCGCTCACCGAGAACGGCAGATCCTGGAAGGCCTCGAAGGTCAAATCAGGATCCACGTGAGCGATCGCCAGCCATGTCGCCTTGGCGAGAGCTTCGATTTCCGGTTCGCCCAACGCGGCGACCCGGCCGGCGGTCATCTCCGCGCCGCCGGCGTCGTTGTAGATCTTGAACAGCGCCGGTTGGGTGGATTTGATGGCGCGAAAGGGAAGATGGGGCAACGCCCAGTCGCGGCCCGCGAGATGAACCGCAAAGCTTTCCTCGGTCACGCGGCGTCTCCGAAGTTGAGCTGACAGACCTGGCCGGCGGCATTGGCGAAACATTGGAAATCGAGTTCAGGGACCATGAAGTCCTCGAGTTTCGTTCCGATCGCAAGCTTGTCGGCAACGCAATTGTAGAGCAGCATGGAGAACTGTTTGCCTGTCGTTGGATCCGTTGCGAACAGATTGGCGGAAAAGGTGATCGCCGGACCGATGAGGCTCGAAACTATGCTGATGCTCTCGCCGCTGCTGGTGATGGTATAGCTGTAGGAAATGAGCACCGCGGCGCCTGTGTCCGCCGAAGAAAAGGTGTAGACGCCCGCGCTGACCGAATACTGCCCGATCGTCGGCGCCGACGTGACCTGCTTGAAGGGGAGACCGGTCGAGGCGTAGATCACGCCCTGGTCGGAAATGAAGGCGCCGTGGTTGATTGAAGTGTAGGTGTAAGGCGAGGCCGAAGGAACGCTCGCGGCTTCGCCGTACTGAGTTTGGACGCCGCCTACAGAGGGATTGACGCCGAAGAACAGATTGCCGAGCGCCTGGCCGGATATTCGGGCGAGCTTGGCTTTCCCCGTCATCTTCCGTGTGCCCATGCCGATCGCCACAGGAAAGTTGTTTTGCCCGTAGAGGGATTTGGTGTTGACGGAAAGGTTGAGCGAGATTTCCTGGGCGAGCCCGAAGTTGATCGGAGAGCCTCCCTGCGGCGTGCCGATCAGCACGCCGGAGCCAAAGACGAACATGTTTTAAGTCTCCCTGGATAGGGTGGGGGAACGGCGCCAAGCCGCGCGGCGGCCGGGGGAGGGAACACGAAACGGACCGAGAGACCTATTTCCTGTAGCGCGACGAGTTGCGATCCTCGAACATCCCGAGGCGAAAACGCGGAAGGTCGCCGAACAAATGGTGGCCTTCCCTGGTTGCTGGGACGATCTTAGAGTTATTGATAACTGCGACGCCCAAGAGGGATTGAAGCTCGGCCAACCCGGTCAACAGGCCATTGTTAGGAACGTCTCCGCCATGCTCCGTAGGTCCGTTTGAACTTAAAGTAGATTGACCTCAGATATGCATTGATTGCCAGCTTTGCGGTGATGCGCAAGTGCGTCTTCAAGTATTTGATTGTGGTACGTAATAATGAGGTCGTCATCTCCGACTGTCACAATGTCGCGGCTGGTTTCGGTTTCGAGTGCGACCGGAAGAGCGTCGGTCGTAGTCTCACCTATGAACGTTTCGTTCGAAGCAACTTGGACGCCTTCGGGCTTCGCCGCCTTCGGGCTCCGCCGCCCGGCGTCGTGAACCGACCCAACTTGTCATGATACGGATTGTACTTCGTAACTCCCACGCCGCTTCCGCCGCTCCCGTGTTTACCGGCGCCGACCGATGCCTCCGGCGCCAGCCCCAGCTCCGCCCTTGCCTCCTCGCGCGTCTTGATCCCCGCGCCCACCAGCAGGCTCAGCGTCTGCGCCTGCTGTAGCGGATCAATCGTGTCGTCGCCGATCCAGACAAATTCCAGATCGGCTTGCTTCAAACAAACCTGAACGACCTGATCGAGCACGCTCTTGACCCAGGCCTTCAGCGGCACGAGCCCTTCCTGCGCGGCCTGGACGCGCATCGTCTCCGAAGTCGCCCGGTTGACCTGGGATACGAACGGCGACGGCGGGATCGAGAACGCGTAGCAGATGACGCGGGCGAGCCATTCGTCGTATTGATCCTTCAGCGGCGGCTGCCGCGTCTCGGTCAGCTTGAACTCGCTCGGCATGAATTTGACCATTCTGCGCCGCGCCAGATTGCCGCTCATCAGCGCGTCGAAATAGTCCTGGAACTGGCGGATCTGATCGAGCGTCCAATCCTTCGGCAGAGTCGCGAAGGCGTCGGGCGTCGAGCCGAGCCGATAGTAATCGAGCGTCGCCATGTCGCGGCGCAGCGCGATGTTGATCGTCAGCGCGACCTGTTCGACCGGGCTCATGCCGTAGAGCCTTTGCGGGCGCGGATTGCGCGGCAGATAGAGCAATTCGTCGGCGAGGAAATCCGCGGCGGGGACGCCGTGCAGCACCTGCTGATAGGCGGGATCGGGGTCTTCCGGCGTGCGGCCGTCCTCGGCGATTAGCGGCGTGATCGTCGAGCCGTCGATCACGTCCACCGAGTACAGATCGCCGCCGCGGGTGAAGCGGGGGTAGAGCGTCGCCGCGTCGATGACCAGCATGTCCTCGAGCCACAGCCGCAACCAGGTCGCGAAGGAATGACGGCGGTCGGGCTTGGCGAGGAAGGCGAGCGTCGAGGCGATGCGCGCGCTTGCGGCCGAGTTGGCGCGGGGATCGCGAGTGCGAACCGAGTAACTCAGGCCCGCGATCTGATCCTTGCGGGTCTCGATGACGAGCCGCAGCAGCGGCAAGGCGTCGGCGAGCGCCCGCAGTTCAGCAAAGGAAATGCCAGCGTCGCTGCGTGGCGTATAAGAGAGGTTCGCCCCGAAGGGGTAATCCCATTGCCGGCCTTTGACTTCCGGTGGAGCCTGGGGCTCCAGCGGCTTTTGCGGGCCGAACCAGCTCTCGGGCGCCACACCCGTAGCGGCATAGCGCGCGGCGGCGCCGAGACGCGCGAAAAAACTTGGGCCAAGATCCCTTTGGAGTCCGTCGAAGGGCATGAACGATCCTGGGAAGAGGCGCGACGCGCCGCGAAACGATGGGCGTTCAGGGCAGGATGAGGCGAATGCTGACGACGGCGAGGCCGTCTCCGTCGAGGTCGCCGACATCGCGCACCGGCACCCCAGTGATCTTGCAGTCGTGCGCCGCGCCGCCGAGCGTTTGTCGACCGGACGCGACGTCGAGTCCGGCGGGCGCCAGCGCCGTGTCGATCGCGTCGAGTGCGGCGTTGATGGCGCTGGCTCCGGGAGTGGTCGAGTCGCGCGCGTCGAAATAGAGAAAAAGTTTGGCCTCCAGCGTTCGGCGCGGCGTCGCGGGCGAGGTCCATTGATAGGTCTCGGGTCCGGATTCCAACTGAAACAGCGCCGGTCGCAGGTTGGGCGGCGTCTCGCTCCACAATTTCATGCGGCGCGACGCGAGGCCCCAGGCATAAGCGGCCGAGACCCGAACAAATAGAGCGCTGAAGGCGGCTTCCCGGCTCATGTTCGATCCCACGACTCGTTCGCAGCTTCAGAGAATTCCGCGAGGATTTGGTCGTTCATTTCCGACAGGCTCGAGCGCAGATACGAACGCTCGGGAATCTGAGAGCCGGGATGTTGTACGCTTCTGGCAAAGCGCCGCGCGCCGTCGACGACGAAGGCGAGCGCGTGGCCTTTGACGGGCAATATTTCATGCGCCGGAGCCTTGCCGCCATATTCCTGAATGGCGGCATATTTGACGCCGGACGAACCGACTGTGGCGAGGACCCCGTCGGCTTCGATCGTGACGGCCGAACTGATGGAGGCCGCCAGCGCGCCCGTGCCGGATCGAAGAACGCCTCCCGCCAGTTTTTCGCCGACGATTTTGTCGACCAGCGCGGCGGCGAGACGGTCCGAAGCCTTGCCGAGCGAAGCGGCAAGCGCATCCGGAAAAGCGGAAAGCTTTGCGTCGAACGCATCGACGCCCTCGATCGACAGCAACAGCATCAGATCGCCACGCGCTTATAAGGTTGCAGGAGAGCCAGAACCGGCGCCGAAATCGCCGACGTATCGTAGGCAATGGTCTCTTGCCCCCCCAACGACTTCGAACGAAGGCCGATGCGGTCCGAGGCGCGGAAGCGCTCCGCCGACAGCTCGAGGGCGGCTTGCACGATGTCCTGCGGAACGAAGCCGTAGGAGATCGCCAGGGCGGCGCCCGCGTCGGCGGAAGAAAAAGTGTAGACGCCTGCGCTGACGGAATATTGACCCACCGTCGGCGAGGCGAGGACTGGGGTAAGCGCCGCGCCGCTGACCGAATAAACAATTCCGAGATCGTTTGCCCAGGGTCCGAAGGGCGCGAGCGCGGGAAGCGTCCAGGGCGAGGAGGCCGGCGCTGTCTGCGCCTCGCTTTGGATCGCGTAGCCAGCGAGATAGTTGACGATCAGATTCTGCGGTTCGCAGCGCACGCACCAACCCAACAAATCCAGGGCTTGCGGCGCTCCCGGCGGCGCGAGGTCGCCGGGCTTAAGTCGATAACCGAAAGATGCGGCGGGACCAGGGGCGGGGGCCTGGGGAACCGCGATCCCATCGAGAAGGACCGAGTTGATCTGCAATACGGGCCAATTTCTTAAGAATACGCGAGGGCGCTCGGCGTCGATGGTCTCCGCATAGGTCTGCGGCAGCAGCGCCGGCCGGCCCAATGCCGCATAGATCGCGCGGCTGGCGGCGGTTATCAAAGCCGAGAGCGTCGCATCGTTGGGCGAGGCGGTCGAGGGTAGGCCGAGCCAGCTCTTCACCGCCGCCAGGGTTGTGAGATCCTGGCTCGACATTTATCCACTCCGATTTTTGAGGAAAACCCGGTGTTCAGCCGTTGCCGATATTGGTGAGCGCGCCGACGCCGAAGGGCGCGTAGACTGCGAGCGCCTGTTCGGTATAGACGCCATATTCACGGCGACGGGTGCGCAGCGGCCAATCAACCCGATAATAGTCGCGGCGCGTGAGAACTTCGGCGACGTTGGGGGTTGAGTTTGATTGATACCAAACCGGCAGGCGTTCGCAGAGCGCCAGGATCGTGCCCGGCGGCAGGTCCGGGTGAACCTTGACGGGAATGTCAAAACCGCCATCGACGCTGAATGGGTTGTAATACCAGCGCACGACGCCGGACGCGGAAATGCCGTAGGGGCCGCCCTGGTTCTGATCCGCGCCGACGTTATAGTGAATCAGCGGGCCGGAGGCGTTGGTCAAGCATTTGTTGGTGATGTTCTTTTGTTCTTGGGCGTTCACGTAGAGCACCGTCGGCGACAGACGATAGTTGTTCCACATGCTGAGCAGCATGTTGTCAATTTCGTTGACCGAACCGCGACCGGAGGCGGTGAGGAATGTGCCCGTGCCCGCGGTTCCGCTCGCCAGCGATTGCACGTAAGCGCTGTTTGCCGGATTGAAGGCGACAGTCAGAAGACCATCGAAGGCAAGCGTCGCATTTCGGGAATTGTCGGCTGTGATGGTGACGGCGAGCTGTTGACCGGAAATCAACGCCGAATTGAAAGATGCGGAGTTGATCGTGGTGATCGCTTGCAGCGTCTCCGATCCGGCCGCGCCAGCGAACCAGGCATAGGCGACGGCGCCGTTGACGATGGGCGCTGTCGCGTAGAGGGTTTGCCCCAGGGTTATGGCCTGAAGCGCATTCGCGCTGCGGTTGGAGGAACCGCCGTTGATCGTGTAGGTATTGCCGTCGTTGCCGGTAATCGACTTCGAAGTCGCAATGCCCGACGTCAGCGAAGAGTTTCGAAAGCCTTCGAACGTTAGTCCAACCACGATGACGGAATAGGTCGCCGAAGGCAGCGTGGCGCCCGAGCCAGAAGCGCTCAGGGTCGGGGCCGACGGCGTGCCCAGCGCGACGGAGGTGTTGCCGCCGAGCAGCGCCGTCTCTTCCTTGCGCATTGTCTTCTGCAACAGACGCAGTGTCGCCGTGGAGTTGATATCTTCGAATCCCTGCGCGGCGGCCTCGGCTTCAAACGTGACTGTGTCTTCCTCTCCGAGCGTCACATAAGGCGCGACCATCGGATTTGCGACATAGGACATGCTCGCCGAGCGCTGACCTTCCGGCACCCAGCCCATCGCGTCAAAGCCCGAACCGGTGATCGAAGTCACCGTGCGCCAGCGCGCGGCGTCGCCTGGGTTCTGGCGTTGCACGCGCGGCAAAGCGTTTCTGAGCGGCGTGATGATGGGGTAAAGGTTTTTCGCCGGCGCTTGAAGATCATAGGCGGTTAGACCTGTGGAAATCGTCACGCTCTTGGAGAGCGACTCTTTCATCAATCCCAGGGTTTCCTGGGTCGTCTGCGCGATGCTCATGCATGGTCCTCGAGGGTTGCGCGGGTTGAATAGGGAAAGCGCTTGGGCGCCTCGCGCGGACGCGGAGCGGGGGAAGGGTTTGGGGGCTCTGGAACGTGTCAACGTGGCTCCAGCGCGCATTCTTAAGTAGAGCGCCGACGGATTGAAACCATATGGAGAGCGGCGAATAGTCTCGGCGATGCGCTTCAGTCCAAGGACTTGAACGTCGAGTAAGGCGCGTGATTGGCGAATGAGAGGATCAAAAATCCGCGCTGGCGAGGATCCAACCCGAGCCGCCGCCGCCGAGAAGCAGTGTCGCTTGGCCAGCCCCGCCAGTGGAACTGCCGTTGACGGAGATCGCGTTGACGGTATGGGTCGAGCCCGCCGTGATCGTTGTCGACGTTGCGGTCCCTGATTGGTTGGTCTTGAACGCGCCAGTGGCGACAGTGACGGTTGGCGCCTTCAGGAATTGCACTGGCGTCGCCATATAGAACAGTTGCGACGACGCGCTGGTGTTCTGGCCGGCGCCGACGACGACGCCGGCCGCGGGCTCGGGCTGCGCCCAGGCGTAGCGCTGGCAAATTTCCAGCGCCACCTGCGCGTCAATGTGCTCGAAGGGGGAGGCGCTGGCGCCGATTTCGAGCTGTATCCCATTGATGTAGAAAGAGTCGTCGGCGGCGGCGGTTCCAGTGGGCGTGAACGACAGCAGCACGCCAACCTGGGATGCGCCGGAGGGAACGATGCCCGAGAACTGATAGCGATACATGCTCGCGCCCAAGGATTGCTGAGCGGAAACGACATTGACCTGATTGGTCCAATTCGACGCGACCAGATTCCCCGCCGATTGATTGGTTCCATATCCCGCGATCACCTGCACGCCAAGCGCGCCGCCGGAGTAAGTGGCGCCGGCGCGGGCCCAGAAGGAAAGCGTCACGGTCTGGTTCTGAAGCCTGAGCGAATCCATGGTTTCCATGACCTGGCCGAAATAAATCGTCGCGGTCGAGGAAGTGCCGGACTGACGGGAAACCCGCAAGCTTTGATTGAATCCAGTGACGCTGACATCGGGCGCGACGGCGAGGAGTATCGCCGTTGAAGCCGCGCCGACAGCGAAGAAACGATCGGGAAAATAGGTTGGAGTCGTCGAGATCGGCGTCCCGATGACTCCGCCCGACGCGATGCCGGGAATATTGCGCTGGAATGGGTTGATGGAGAAGTCGCCGGCGTCGATGAGATTGCGAAAGATGGCGAAGGGATTGAAGGCAAGCGGCACGCATCCCTCTTCGAGCAGATCCACCGCCTGCGCGCCGGGTCCTACGTTGGAGACCAAACCGTTGGCGTCGGCCTGAAAGGAGCCGGTGCGCGTGACAAAGGAACTATAAGGGGCCGGCGCAAGATAGTTGATAGCCATGAGGGCTGTTCCTTATTTCGAATGCGCGAAGGAGATGGGAGTGGCGGATTGTCTCAAAAATTACGAACGATCGGATTCGCAAGGCTTACTTTCGTAAGCGCCAGGGCGCGCTGCTCATCGGGCAAGGCCGCGAGCTGTTTGATGGCGTTATCTATGTCGCTGGCGGCGGTCGCGCCGCGCGCGTCGCTCTCTCTCGGCGGCGCTCTTAGCAGCGCGCGGGGCGGCGTAGGCTGCGCTTCCAAGGCGGCAAGGCGATTGCCGAGTTCGGTCAGGCGCGGCGCGAATTCGGCGACCGCCTTGCGCAGTCCCAAGTTCTCTTCAATCACGCGTTCGAGCTTGCCAGCAGCCTCGGTGAGTGCGATCGCCGCCTTGCCGAGCGCCTCGATATGCGCTGGCTTCTCAAGCGGCTTTGCCTCGGCGGCGACCGGTGCGACCGTTGGCTCAAATAAGGGGGCCGAGGGGTCCGATCGAATGAATTTTCGGAATTCGCTGACGCCGCTTCTCACCAGTTCGAAGGTCGCGTCAGGCAAGCAGGGGAGATCGACGAGCGAGATCTCGTGGGGCTCGGCGGTGTAGCGCGTCAGGCCCGTGTCTTCGTCCTGCCATTTATCCACGTAACGGCCGCCTTGCGAGAAGCCGGTGTAGACGCCTTCGAGCACCTTCTCCCACTCGTCGTCGTCGATGATCTTGGCGGCGACGACGATGCGCTTGTTGTTGTCGTCGAAGTCGATGCTCGTCAGTTTGCCGGCCGCGACGAGGCCGTGCATCGCACGCACCGCGCCCAGGGACTTGCCACCGCTCGCAGTCTTCGCCTCGGCCGACCAGGCTTCAAAATAGGGTTTTGACGACGCGTAGTCGCAGATCTCGCCGGAACGATCCGGCTTTTCGGCCGTGGCGACGCCCTGGACGGTGCGCTGGTCGACGTCCACCTTTGCGAGCGGCAGGAACATGGCGAGCATCGTCATCGCGGTCGCGTCTCCTTGAATGGACAGGCGCATGCGATCGCTACGGCGCCGCTTGGCGCGCGGCGGCGATCTGATGTGCAGGATTTGAGGAAAATGAGAGAGCGCTTTTCGAAGTCGGCGTCTCCGCCGTTCGCACCAAACTCATTGTAGTCGACTATGCCACTGACGGCGTACGAGGTCAAGAAAAAGTTCTGTTTTTGTTCTCACGATCGATCGGCTTGCCTCGCGGCGTCGGGAGGGCTAATCGGGCCTGCGTGAAAACAAGCGTCCTGATGCGCGCCCAAGTCGCCAGCGTTCTCGCCGGCCTTTGCGTCTACGGCGCGCCAGCGTCGGCGCGCGCCGGTTGGACCTTTTGCGTGGCCGAGAGCTCGGGCGGCAAGGAAATCTGGATCACCCCCGTCTTTGCCGCGACGCGCGAGCGTGACCAGCTTGAGGGCGACTTTCGCCGCTTATTGACGTCGCGCGGCGTCGCCCAATCCATCGCTCAATGCCCGGCGGCCAAGGACGACAAGACCGAAATGGTCAATGCTCGGATCACCGCCGCTGAGTTCCATCGCAAGCTCGGCGATGCGCTGCATGAGGTGGTGGCGCCTGAATTCGATCCGCGCCGTTAGGGCATTCGCAAGCTTGCGTAATACTCCAGCAGGGTCTGCGCGGTTTCGGGATCGATCAGGTCGCTAATCGCCCAAACCAGCGCATCGGCGCGATCGGGCGAATAGCCGGCGACGCGACTATCGAAATCTGGCGTCAGGGTGCAAAGCTGGTCCTCGAGAGCCGAAAACACGCCAAGGTGAAAGACGACGCCGCGTTCGTAGGCGGCGGCCACCGGCTCGGCCCGGACGAATTTTCCACGCGTCGCCGTGACCTTACGCACCGGCAGATTGGGTTCGGCTTGTCGCAGCACTTCGACCACCATCTCGCCGCCGTTGTTGATTTCGGCGACGACCCGGTTCGCTTTGTAGCGGCGATAGCCGGCGCCGACGCGCGCGCCCCATTGCCCCGGCGTCTCGCCTTGGCTGGTGAGGTCGGCGAGCACATGAATCTGGCCGTTTTCGCGCCTGCCGACGACGATGATGCCGCATTCGTCCGCCTTCGAGCCCGATTTCGCCGGCGGATCGACGCCAACGACGATCAACCTGTATTCGAATTCCTGATCCGCGGGCAGACGCTGCTTTTCCAGCAATTCGCGCGTCCACAACGCTCCCGGCGCCTCATCGATAATTTCGGCGAACAATTCTTGACGGCCGACGCTCCGGCCGGCGAAGCGCGCCGCGATCCGTTTGATGAAATTGTCCGCCAGAAAGCTTGTGTTGTCGAAGGTCGAGGCGCGGGTGACGATCGTGTCCTTGTCGGCGACGAGTTGTTTGATGATCTTGATCGGCCGCGGCGTCGTCGTAATGACGGCCTGCGGTTTGTCGCCAAGGCGCAGGCCGAAGACGGCCTGATCGAAAGCGTCGGGCCGCCGCCAGGCGGCGAGTTCGTCCATCCACAGCTTCATGTGCTGCTTGCCGCGCAACCGGTCAGGCTCCTCGGCGGAGAACAGCAGGGACACCGCGCCATTGGGCCAATCGAGACGCTGCGCGGACCGCGAGAACGTCGGTCGATGGTCTTGCGGACAAACCGCGAGCAGACCAGATCCTCCTTCCACCATCACGTCACGCACATCGTCATGGGTTGGACCCATCAGATTGACGAAGGCGAAGTTTTGCGACCATCCGCGCACGGCTTCGGCGCCGGCGCGCGTCTTTCCCGAGCCGCGCCCAGCGAGGATCAACCAGAAGACCCAGTCGCCCGGCGGCGGGCGTTGATCCACTCGCGCCCACAGCGACCAATCATAGTAGAGTTCGTCGCACTCGCGTTCGGTGAGGCTCGCCAGCACGCTCGTGCGTTCCGCCGGCTTCAGCGCCAGCAGATCGGCAAGCGAGCCGATGCGCGGGCCGGGAAGGCTTCGCGGCCTTCTCACGCTTCGTCTTTCGTCCGCGCGGGCAGCCGCGCGGCAGCTCGATTGAGTTTGTCGAGCAGCCTTTGGCGCGCGTTTTCGTCGTAGCCGCCCGAGGGGACTATCCGCTTGCCGAAGCCGTGGTACCGGTCGAGGCGGTCGAGCACGCGCAAAAGTTTGTCTATGGCGCGAAGATCGCCCTCTTCGGCAAGGGTTTTGAGCTTGGCGTAGATTGGTTCGAGGCGCGCGATCTGTAGGCGAGCGTAATCCTGGGCGGGAGCTAGCCAGCGTCGTTGCAGTTCGTCACGCAGCAGCTTTTCGACCCGCTTGGGCGCGAGCCGCTCGGCCTTGGCGATTTCCTCAACGCTGGCGCCGGTGACGAGGGCGCCAAGAACTTTCGAGCCTAGCCCGCTACGCGCGGGTTTGCGCTCGCGCGGTGCAGCGTCGGGAGACGACAT